CAGATCTTAAAGACGTTAAGAAAAACAACTATAATGTTTTTTCATGCTTTGCATGTGGCGGTGGCTCAACAATGGGTTACAAAATGTCGGGGTTTAATGTTCTTGGATGCAACGAAATAGATCCAGAAATGATTGGAGCTTATAAGTTAAATCATAATCCTAAATTTGCTTTCTTGGAATCGATAGAAACATTTAAGCTAAGAGAAGATCTTCCAAAAGAATTATACAACTTAGATATTTTAGATGGCTCACCACCATGTTCAAGTTTTTCAATGGCAGGCTCAAGGGAAAAGGCTTGGGGAAAGAATAAGAAATTTAGAGAAGGTCAAGTAGAACAAGTGCTTGATGATTTATTCTTTCATTACATCGATCTAGGAAGAAAGCTTCAGCCAAAGATAATTGTTGCGGAGAATGTAAAAGGAATGTTGAGTGGAAATGCTAAAGGATATGTTAAGCAAATAATCAATTTGTATAATGTAGCTGGATACGATGTTCAATTGTTTTTACTTAATGGTGCAACAATGGGTTTACCACAAAAAAGAGAAAGGGTTTTCTTTGTTTGTAGGAGAAAGGATTTAAACCTTCCAAAGTTAAAGATAGGCTTTAATGAAAAACAAATACCACTTAAAGAAGCTTTTATAGGCTCACCACCAACAAAAGAATACCTTACTAAACAACAAGAATACTATTGGAATAAATGTTCCCCAGGAGAATCATTCTCTAAGTATCATCCAAAGGGTTCTTTATTTGGTCAAAGAAAAGTTTCACCAAACATTCCATGCAATACCTTAACTACAAAAATGGATGCATTTTTTCACTATAACGAAAGAAGATACCTTAACAAGTATGAATGGCAAATGATAGGATCATACCCAACTGACTATCAGTTTAAAAGTGATTCGAAAGCAAAGTATATGATTGGAATGAGTGTTCCACCTTTAATGATGCATAAGTTATCGGAACAAATACAAAAACAACTCTTGGATAGGATGTAACACATGGCAAATACTTTACACTATAAAAAAGAATATTGCGATATGCTTCAAAAACACATGGCTCAAGGATTAAGTTTTAGATCTTTCGCAGCTGTAATAAAAGTTTCAAGAACAGCTATGTATCAATGGGTTGATAAGTATCCAGAGTTTAAAGAAGCAAAGGAAGTTGCTGAAGATAGTGCATTGTTATTCTTTGAAAGAAGATTAGTTGCAAAAGCATCTGGTCAAGATCTTAGCAAGCAAGGAATCGATACTAAGAAGATCGACCTTGGAGCTATATGTTTTCCAATGAAGACAAGATTCCATGAAATATATGGTGATAGGCAAAAGGTTGAACACACAACAAACGATGCTGAAATTAAAATCACAATAGATAGCGATGATTCAAACCTTTAGAAAAACCATTGCACAAATTAAAGCAATCAAACTGCTTGGCTCTAAAGCAAGACATATTATGCTTTATGGTGGCTCAAGATCTGGAAAGACCTTCATCATTGTATTTGCAATATTTGTAAGAGCATGTAAATGTCGTTCAAGACATATAATGCTAAGACACACATTCAATGCAATTAAAACCTCTATATGGATGGATACACTCCCAAAAGTTTTAAGATTATGTTTTCCATTGCTAACAGTTCAATTTAATAAATCGGATTATTGCATCACCTTAATCAATGGATCTGAAATATGGGTTGGTGGTCTAGACGATGATAAAAGAGTCGAGAAAATTCTAGGGAAGGAATACTCCACTATCTTTTTTAATGAGTGTAGTCAGTTATCATATTCAGCTATTCAAATTGCATTAACAAGATTAGCTGAAAAGTCGGAGCTCAATAAAAAAGTTTATTATGACGAGAATCCACCTTCAAAAAGACATTGGAGCTATTGGCTTTTCATTAAGTTGTTAGATCCAGTTGATTCCGAGCCATTAGATAATCCAGAAGATTATGCATGTATGGTAATGAATCCAAAAGATAACATGGATAACATTGATGAAGATTATCTGAAGATGTTATCCAAGATGCCTGAAAAAGAAAGAATGAGATTCTTAGAAGGTCAATTTACCGATGATTCAGATGGAGCGGCTTATTATTCATTTGATCGTGAGAAGCATGTTAAACCAGTTAAGAAAGTTCCAGGAACATTGCTAATTGGAATGGATTTTAATGTAATGCCTATGACGGCGGTAATAGGTCAGTACTACAATGAGACCTTTCATATCTTTGATGAGGTGTTTTTAGAAAATTCTGATACCTTCAAAATGGTCGATCATTTAATTAAACATAAGTATCGGGGTATGGTAATTCCAGATAGCACAGGGAAGAACAGAAAAACGTCTGGTAAGTCGGATCATAGGATTCTTGAAGAAGCAGGCTTTCAAATACCTTATGTTAGGAATCCACTTCAGTTTGACAGGGTGAACAACATCAATAGACTATTAACAGATAATAGGATTATAATAGATCCTAGATGCAAGAAATTGATTGGCGATCTTGAGAAAGTAAGTTGGAAAGATAATAAGCTCGATCAAAAAACCGATCCTATGCTCACACATATTAGTGATGCATTAGGTTATATGTGTTGGAAAATTGCACCAATAGAAGAAATATACGATACTGATGGAATAATATTTGAATAAGGAAAGTCATGGCACAAAATCTTAATCTCTTGGATGTTAATGTAGTAACTCAAATCATATCAGACATTGAAGGCTCAGAAGAACGCGACCGAAAAACAAAGTCGTTTGATTCATGGCAAATATACTCTGGTAATGTAAAACCTTATGTCGAAGATGAAATCATAAGAACAAGACCGAAATCATTTACTGGTTACACCATATCGGATATTAGCTTTTCAAAAATGATTACTGACTCTAAAAGTAAAGCATACAAAGAACAACCACTTCGATCAGTAATGGGTGAAGATCAAACAAAGAACGATAGATTAAGAGAAATATATATTGAAGGTGATGCCAAACGACAAATGCCTTATTTTGATTGTGTTAATAACCTTCAAAAAAATGCTTTGATATGGATTAACAATCGCGATGAAGATGAAAAATATCAATTTATGAGCCTTCAAGGATTCGAGAGCTCAATCATAAGAGATAAAGATACTGGTGATTTAATAGGAGTAGTTTTAAACTACGGAAATAGAGACATTACTAAAAATGCTCATGGTGGCGATGGTATCGATAATCTAATAGCTGAAAGCCAAGCCGACTCTTCAGCACAATCTAAAATCTATGCAATGTGGTCAAATGAAAATTATGTTGTTGTTAAAGTCGAAAACTCTGAAGTTACAGAAATAGACGGAACAACATCATATAAAAGATCTATTACATTCGTAGACATTCCAGACAATCCTCAGAATGAAAACAAAATAGGAATCATTCCATTTGTTTATAATTCTCAAGAATTAGCTATTGATTATCCTACCCCATCACCACTAGCAGAACAGACAATAAATGCAAATACATTGCTTTCCGAATATTTTTCAAGTGCAAAAATACAAGGTGTAGGGCAAATGATAATGAAATATCCAGAGAAGTATGAATCAAAGTTCAAGAAACTTACAACTGGTTTATTATCAGCAATCAAACTTCCACAATCAAGTAATCCAGACGATGCAAGAACAGAAGTTGATTACATTTCACCTTCACCAGATCTAGAAGGTCAAAGAGCTTCTGCAGTAACATATATCAAGCAAGTGTTTAATGAACATGGAATTAAGAACACTTCATCGATTGAGTCTAACGGAGAAGATTTCTCTAGCGGTATTCAAATGGCAATTGCCAATAGTAGCGTTCAAGACATTATCGAAGCCAATCAACTTACATATACAGAAGTTGAAAAGCAAATGTTTGAGATTATAAAAGCATGGGAAGAGTTTAGAGGTAATTCAGTATTCAGAGAAGAAGATGAATTAGAAATAACATTCAAGAAGCCTAAAGTAATGATTTCTGATGCCGAAGTATTAGCTAATATTGAAAAAAGGTTAGCATTAGGATTAATAGAGAAGTATGAAGCTCTTATGATCCTAGATCCAAACCTATCTGAACAAGATGCAAAGGCAAAATCAAAAGATATTCAATCAAATAATATGCAACAACTTCAAGGGATGAGTTTTGGCAATAGAGAAGATAGCGAAGGAAATTAAGCTCGATCTTTCTAGTGTACCAAAGTCGAAACACTCGGAAGTAAAAAGAGAAGTCGGTGATTATATCAAAGATGAAATACTTAGAGCCATTGCTAGTGGTAATTCTCCAGTTGCAGGTGAATCTTTTGCACAATTAAATAAAATATATGCCGATGAAGAAAAAGGTGGTGATAGAACACCAAATTTGGAGCTCGACGGTGATTTATTGGATGCACTAAAGTATAAAAATACATCCGACGGAATAGAAATAGGCATATTCAAATCATCAGAGCTTGGAAAAGCCGACGGTCACAACAAATGGAACTGGTCAAACAATAAAAGAATACCAAAACGAAGGTTTATACCAAAAGATTCTCAAAGATTTAAGAAAGAAATCAACAGTGGAATCAAATCCATTGTAAATGAGTATAAAGAAGAAGCTCCTTCCCGAGATATGTTTGAAACTATATTCACATTAGAAGAATCTGAACAAGAAGTTTCTATCCAGGTTGATGATTTGTTTGGCGATAACTTTCTAGATCGATTCCTCAAGGAAAATGGCTATATATGAAACCTAAAAGAATGGCTTCTTTGGCTGAATTAAGAGAACTTCGCGATGTTTATGTAGAAAACCCTAACGAAACTTCATGGGATCTTGATTTCGATACAATGTACGATGAAGATGAAGAAGAAGAGGAGTTGGAAGTTGGCTAGAGTAAGAACAAATTTCAGACAATCCAAAAGAGATATAAAAAGGTTTAAAACCCAAGCTAGAGCAGAAGCAGAAATTGTTATGAAGAAAGAAATAACTGAATCTATAGAACGTGGTGTGTCACCAGTTAAAGGATTTGGAAGATTTGTTAAATACAGTCAGGCATATCTTAAACAAATAAAGAATGGTAGATTTTCGGGGTTAAATAAAAAGAGAAGACCGGTCAATCTTAAATTAACTGGTCAATTATTAAGATCATTGAAAATTACAGCAACAAAACTTGGTTTAAAGATCAGTTTTGACAATAAGTTGGCTGATATACATAATAGTAAGGGAGCAGGCAAATCTAAAACTGTAAGAAGAATCTTACCAACTAAAAAGGGTGAGAGATTTAACAGATCAATAACAATGCGATTGGAAGAAGTTTTGAGTCGTGTTGCAAAGAACATATTCAAAGAGTGAACACTCACCAAGGAGATTAGGAATGAGTCAAGAACTTGACAACAATGATGAAATTAAAGAACAGGCTAGTAAGAAAGAATTTGATTATGAAGCTATGATTCAAAGAATGGAAAAGATGGAAGCTACTAACAATAGGTTATTAGAAGAATCTAAGACTTGGAAATCTAAGTATCAAGGTCTAAACCATGATGTTGAAGCTAAACAGAAAGCTGATTTAGAAAAAACAGAAAACTGGAAAGACTTACTTGAGATTGAAAAGAACAAAAGAAGTGAGTATGAAGCACAATTAAGAGAAACAAAGAAATCAGTTCTTCAAAAAGAATTAGGTTTCAAAGTTGCTTCAGTTGCTAAAGATGCACATGATGTAAACGACATCATAGGATCACTTCCAAAAGATTTAATTGCTATCGATGAAGAATCACTAACTGTAACAGGTGTAAGTGAAGCAGTTAATTTTGTTCGAGAGTCGAAGCCTTGGCTTTTCCAAAAAGAGAATCGTTCTGGTATGGCATCAGGTAGACCAGAGATTGGAGCTACCGGTAAAAAAACTTACGATGAATTCTCTAACGAAGAAAAAGATGCAGTTTTTGCAAAGGCGTTAGAGGGATTAGTTTAACTTTAACAAAGGAATAAAAAATGGCAGCTACTAATAGTGGTGATTTACAAGGAATTATTGAGAAACGCGTATCGGAAATGGTTACTACAACTCTTATCCAAGATTCAGTTTCTCTAGGTGTTGTTAAGCAATTTAGTGTTTCGAATGGTATGGATAGATTAGACATTCCACTATTTAATTCACTTGCTGTTCAAGCAATCACAGAAAACACAGCAATGACAGAAGAAACTATTGCTCCAACTGTTGCTCAACTTGACCTAGACCGTCAAAGAGGTGTTGCATGGGGGATTTCAAAAAGAGCTTCTGTTCAGCAAAAAATTGATTCAGTTTCTCAAGCAGTTAAAAATGGTGCAAGAGAATTAGCGGCTGAAATCGATGATTATCTTTTTGGTTTAATGGTTGCTGGTGCTGGTGATACAAAAGGTCTAGCGGCTGATTATGCTGGTGATGCTTTAGCGGCAATCGCAGGATCAAAAGCAATCATGGATCTTGCAAATGTTCAAAGATTCGATAGATACTTAGTTGTTTCTCCAGGATTTTGCCAAGAACTACTTGCTAACAATTCAGTAATCAATGCTGAAAAATATGGATCAACAAATCCTATTCAAGCAGGTTATGTTGCTCAATTATTTGGATTTACAATTGTAGAATCAAGTTCAGCTTCAATCCCTGTTGGTGGGTTTATTGCTTGTCAAATGGAAGCAACAGCTTTCGCAAGACAAATCAATCCAATGCTTTTAAGAGAAGAAAAAGCTCTTGCTGTAAAAGATGAGTATTCACTTTCTCATTTATACGGTGGTGTTTTAACTGATACTGGTTCTGATAGAATCGTTCAAGTTACAGCTTAATACTTAATAAGTATAACTTACCCTGCCATCTTCGGGTGGTGGGGTTTTATTTTGGTGGTTGATGAGTACATTTAATCCAAATTTAGTTGAAATCAGCATGACGGCATCTACTAGAGAGAATCTAGTGAAGCTTCAAGTTATGGCAAATAGGTTAAATGGTAGAGCTTATAACTACCGATCTGTAAAAGAAGGCAAGGAGCATGTGGTTTATTTTTTTGCTGATTGGCAAAATCATATCTACATAACCGAGAAAGACCTTGATGATATGCTACCCGTAGGTAAAACTCTAACTGAAATGACACAGGAGAGTAAATAATGGGTAATGTAATATCGAGAAACATAAAGGTTTCAAACTCTCCAGATAAACCTTTATATGTGGATGTAATAGATCCAAGCGCAACAGGTAATGTTCTAAATATTTATCAAGAATCTTTATCAATAGCCGGATCTGCAACTGCAACAATACTTACTTATACAGTTCCAGTTGGTAAGTATTTTGTAATCAAAAGAATCGATTACTCTGGATCAAGTAAAGGAACATTCACAATAGATATTAATTCTAATGTTGAATCGAAACAAAGACTATATTGCACAAGCTTTAATGGATCATTCCAAATGGAAAACTTAAAGATAGTTGCGGGTGACACAATCAAATTAATAGTGGAAAATAACACAAACAACACAGCCAATTACAATGGCAATTTAATAGGAAACTTAGATAATGCTTGAATTTAAGAAGAAGAAACTCGAAAGAATGAAAGTTGAATGTGCAAAAGCTGAAATGGAAATGAGAATTTTCGAAGCCGAAGAAAACATTGAGAGACTTCAAAAGAATATATTAGTGCAAGAAAAAAGAATGAAAGAGTTAGATGAGGAAATAAACAACTTTAACAAAGAGGTATAATCATGGCTGATTACGATTCAAGTCTTCCAGTAAGAACGGAAGCACCGGGCGACGTTGACATTTTCATTAGTGACGCAACAACTCCCGCACAAAAACTTAAAGTCAATGCTGATGGAAGTATTGATACAAACTTCGCTCCAGGAAGTGAAATTGGTATAACAGATGGAACTGATTCATTAGAGATTAATGCTGATGGTTCTATTAACTCAGTAGTTACGGCAACTGACTTAGACATTCGTGACCTTGCATTTGCTACGGATTCTGTAGATGTATCAGGTTCAACTGTTACGGCAACAGCGACTGACTTAGATATTAGAGATTTAGTTTTTGCAACTGATAAAGTAGATGTAAGTGGATCTTCAGTAACAGTTTCTGCAACCGATTTAGATATTCGTGATCTATCAGCTGCTCAAGATTCTGTTGAAGCTCATTTAAAAGATGGCTCTGGTGCAGATTATACAAGTGCAAATCCTCTTCCAGTATCAATGTCAGCGGCGATTCCAGGTGATGAAATTGTTGATTATAATACAAGTGCTGCTGTTGCAAAAAATGCTTCAGTTAATCATGATTATACAGTATCAGCAGGAAAAGAATTTCTAGGTGATGAAGCTTGGATTTCTGGATCTGGAAAACTTAAAGCTGAATTACTTGTTAATGGATCGGTTGTTTGGGTTGGTTTTAATTCAACTTCAAATCCTAATATTAGAATTCCAACTGAAATGATTCTTAAAGCTCAAGCGGCTGAAGTTATCAGGTTCACAATCACTAACAGAGATAAACAACCACAAGACGTTTATTCAACTCTTGCAGGTGTGGAAGTATAATAGATGGCTGATATAAGCGAATCACAACAATCAGAAGTAGTAAGGATTTCGGGTAAGGAAGAAAATAACTTATCCGAAGTTAATACGCTTGGTGAATTAGCAACCAACGACACTCCACAACAAGGGTTGTCTGGGGTTTTAAATTTAACAACAACTGCACAAGAATTGAAAGTCGGAGCTTCTGCTTTAGTTAATAGAAAAACAATTGAGATGCAAGCTCTCGATAAAAATGTAAAGTGGGGATACAATACAAATTGTGAATTTGATTTATTCAAGAATCAATTTTTTGCTTTACCCGCAGGAGAGAATTGCACTCTCTATTTAAAAGCATCAACTGGAACTGCAGCTGTTGCAGTAAGCGAGAAATAAATGGGCGCACCTTTTACTTTTCCAGTAGCGCAAGCAACACCATACGATAATAGTGATAGTGGTTTAGTTGCTGAAAATGTTAAAGATGCAATTGACGAATTAAAGGAACAATTAAACGTAGCTGTCTTTACAATTCCATTAGTATATAATGGAACAATAAGCTCAGATAGATTTATAAGTTATTCCAACTTGACACCAAATTCACCGATTGTAATTCCTGTAAACTCTGAATTCACAGGTTTTACTTTTTCTAACTCGAGAAATGGTGCTGATTTTGGTTTGGAATTTAGAAGTAACACAACAACTGGAACAGCTTTTTATAGTGTTTCAAAAAACAATACAAGATTTTTTGCAGACAATAACCCAAGTCAAATATTTAATGCCGGTGACACAATTACTGTAAAATATTTAGATGAAGGTGGAAATTCGAATGATGTAGTAATCGTTCTGGCATTTAGGGCAATTTTATGAGTTATGGCAATTTTATGATCTACATTAAAAATATTTCTGGTACTTCTCTAACCATTAGAGGTAACAGCATTAACAATAGTGCTTATTACTTAATACCACTAGTTGAGGTTGATGACTGGGCAAGTGATTCAAATGTGTTTACATTGATAGCTGATGGTGATGCTCAAATTGCTAAAGATGATAGTGGAACAGGTGATATATCTGAGGTTACAGAACAATGGGAATACTTAACAAGAATTGTGCCTGAAGTTATTGATGTTGGTCTAGGAACTCTAGTTGGTGCTCAAGGCGAGCAAGGTGAAACTGGTGAAAATGGTTTTGGTATATATGCTTTTAGTAATACATCATCTAATGGAACTGTTTTAAAAGCTAGAGGTTTGACAGTAAGTAAAACAGCAACAGGAACATATCAATATTCTTTTACCACAGCAACACCAGATGCAAACTATATTCCAACAGCTTCATTTTTTAATTTAGGAACTAATACAGATACAAATTATTTTATAGATAATAAAACCGTTAATGGCTTTACTCTTACAACAGGTGTTGGTGACAATGGTACAAGTGTTGATACTCTTGCAGATTTAAACCATGGTGTTACTGTTTTAGGTGATGCATCACCACAGGGTATCACATCAGCATATGAAGCATGGTTAAGTTTAGGCAATACTGGCACAGAACAAGATTTTCTCGACACACTGGTAGGTGAGCAAGGTATTCAAGGTATTCAAGGTGTGCCAGGTGGTTTTGCAAATTATAGCTATGCAGAAAGTGAATCTGAAAGCAGCACCACAAGTTCCAGTTATCAACAAAAATTAAAACTGACTACACCCTCGCTATCTTCAGGTAATTATTTAATACAATTCTACTGTGAGATCACCAGCACTAACAATGATGGCATGGCGGCAATTGTAGAATTAGACGACACAACAACAATCGCAGAAATAGAAGATGACAGACATCATTCAGAAAACTACTTCAAACCGTTTTCTGGTTTTAAGCAAGTTGCCTTAACAAGTGGTGTACATGAAATTGATATTGATTACAAAAGAGATGGTGGAACTGCAAAGATAAGACGAGCAAGAATATCTATTACAGGGGTAAGTTAATGCAATTTTTAATAAGTGAAACATTAAACAGCAAAGTTTATACGCCTAGATTAGAGGTTGAAATAAATGAAAGCTCTATAAATGAAACATTAGAAAGAATTGATACTGAAGGCGATACTATAAATATTGTGTTTTTATCTGTGCTATCTCAAGAAAGTATTTCTATTTTAAATAATATAATTGCTAGTCATAATGGCGAATCATACCCAAAGGAACATCATGTGCAAAAGGTTGAAATTAATACACCTATTGTAAACAATGCTTTTGCAAATAAAGGTAATCATCATTTTAGGGGTACGGGTAAAAAATACATTTGTAACGCCAATGCAACAACGTCTTGTGAGTTTGAACTGTCTTATACACACGTAAAGTTTAACGGTGTTAATATTTTAAACGGTAATATTGGTGATACTTGCAACTTAAAAGTTTTGGATAATGCTTCTGGTACATTCTCAACTATACCAAATTATACTTTAGATCAATTTGGTTTTGATTGGAACATTACTGACTCAAAAGAATTATTGCCATATGTAGCAGACTTGTATCAAACAATGAGAATAGTAATTGAATACACAAATAACACAGGTAGTGAAACAGAGATTTTTGTTAACTACTATATACATGAAGAGTAAAATGAGAATTATAACTATAGGTTTTTCAACACCAAAAAGGCTTAAACTAGCTTCTAGTTTAATAAGATGTTTTGAAAATTCTAGTTATTCGCATATATACATTAAAATGGAAGCATCATCTGATAGTAAACTACCTTTTGCAAAGGTGTTTCAAGCAAGTCATGGTGACGTTAATGCTGTTTCATATGATGTATTTAAAGAAAGCAACAAGATATTCCACGAATATGAGATTGTGGTAACAAGTGAAAAGTACTTTGAAGTAGCTACATGGTTATGGCATCAACTAGGTAAACCATATGGTTTTTTGCAATTGCTTGGAATTGCCTTTAAGGTCAAGTTAAGTAACAATAGAAATGATAGATTTATTTGTTCTGAACTAGCTGGTATGATTTTAAAGACTTTTTTAAACTATGACATAAGCGAGTCTCTTGATTATATAGGTTTAAATGATGTTAAAGATATTTTAGAGAATAGAGGGTGAAAATGAGCGACTTATTAGTAATGCATAACGACAACGGATCATTTACGGATTACTCGAGAGATGCAAAGGATTATTTAAGAGATGATTTTAACATTGTATTTGAATCTGCTAATGATGTTCTTTATATCGGTTTATATAAGCCTTTTGGTGATTTTTATATTGAAATTGATACACCAACAACTCCAGGAGAACTTTCCTTCGAAATAAATGGAAATCCTGTTGCTGTTCAAGATGATACAAAGAATCTTTCTAGATCTGGATTTATGAAGTTCGAAAAGCCTTATAATTGGGCATCTTCATCGATTAATGGTGTAGAGGCTTATTGGCTTCAAGTAGATTCATCAATTGATTTTGATATTAACTTTAGAGGAATCAATGTTGTTTTCTCTGACGATAACGATCTAGCACAAGAAATGAGGAATATTGATGCATTAAAAGCAAAAGGTGATAATTCATTTATTGCTTACCATGTAGCTTCTAGAAATGAGATTATCCAGAGTTTAAGAAATGGTGGATACAGCAAAAGATTCGATGATATGGTGGCAAATATAACTAAGTGGGATATTCTCGACCTTGGAGAGATTCGCCAAGCTTCTAAGTATCTAGCACTGGCAAAAATATGTTTCGATATATCTTTAAATGTTGATGATAAGTTTTATTCTAAGTTTAGAGATTATGAAGGAATGTTTGGAGCAGCTTTTAAGTTGTTTTATCTAAAGCTAGATCAAAATGATGATGGCAAATATGAAGAACAAGAAGATTTAACCGACGGAACAATAGAGATTCTAAGAGTATGATAAGCGACATAAGAGCATATTTTAATGAACAAGTAATTATGGTTGATCCAGACTTACTAGCCTATGAGAACGATTTATTCGGCAACAATGATACAACTGAGCCTAGAGCAGAAAAATATTATAACCTTGTTATAGGGGTAAATACGCCATCGAGAGACGGCAATTCTCATTGGGATGAAATAAATACCCAACTTACTATTCATTCAGAAGAAACAACCGACTTAATTGGTGCATTTGATGCACTGTATGACAAAGCAATCGACATAAAGGATTGCATAATTGATACGAAAAATTACAATCAAAGATTTAACGATATAGAATTCATTCTATTAGAGCCTATAGAAGAGTTGACTAATGACAACTCGATTAAAGTTCGATTAGAATTTATTGTAAGAAGAAATTTCACTTTTTAAGGAGTAAACAAATGGCAAGTACAACACAATCATCAAACCAAGTTCTAGAAGCTATGGTTTGGTATTACGGAAAACGCCAGTGCAGATCAATCCAATTTGTTGACGATGTAGCAGGATCTGTGGCTGGAGAGTATTTTGAATTAAACGCAATCGATGAAGACTATTCAGAAAAGAAGTATCTTTTTTGGCTTGATGATTCTTCAGCTTCAGCACCGACACCAGATGCTGACCAGACTTTAGTTGCAGTTGCATATTCGCAAGGCGATAGTGCAAGTGTTATTGCAGGATTGTTTGAAACAGCAGCTGAAAATTATGAATTTAGTGTTTCTAATACTGAAGGTCTTTCAGTTGTTGAAAACAAATTCCTTGGATTAATTTCTGCTGAAGATAATGCTAATGCACCAAGCGAAACTTTTACAATCCTTCAAGCATCTTCGGGTGGATCTTTAGGAGCTATTGCTCAAGGTGGAGCGACAATTTCAACTGAACAATCTCTAGAAGATATTTTTAGAGACGATGAAGGTGATATTATCCAAGATCAAATTCTAAAAGGTGCAGGAGTTTCAGGTGAACTTCAAGCAGCGGAAATGACAACTGCTAATTGGGAATCATTAGTTGGAGCGGCTTTTGGTGATACTCATACAGAAAATTCTAGCGACTTCCAGGGATACGGAACTAGCAAATTATATCAATCATCATTTTCTTATGCCGGTCAATTAGTTGGGCATCCAAAAAGACTGCCTAACAGTGATAGAAATTCTGATATTTGTATCTGGAAAACAGTTTCAAATATGTCAGACATTAATTACTCTGGATCAGAGGTTCAAGTTGGATCATTTAGTTTTCAAGCTTTACCTGATAAGAGTAAGCCAGATGCAATTAATTTATTTGCTAGAGGCGATCACAGTTTACTTTAATATAATCAATTTGGGTGGTTTTGAGAGAGCCATCCAAATATAAAATGGGGAACAACATGGTTTTAGATGATAAAGTTTTAGAAGTTACACTGAATGGTATTAAATACGTTTTAACTTATCCTAGCGTAGATCGACTAGAGATAATGGCTGAAGAAGAAAAGAAAGGAACAAATAATGTTGCTATTCTTAGAGAAATGCTAATTGAATGTGGATTACCAGAAAAACCAGTTAGAAAGTTACAAGCATGGCACATGCAAGCCTTGGCAAAGGAACTAACTAGTACGGGAAAGTAATAAACAGGTTTCACGTCACGATGGCTAGGTTTATGCATTACTACGGCTATAAAAGAAGTGAAGTTTTGAAGCTTGAAGCAAGAGAATATGATTTCCTTTGCAAATGCATGATAAAAGCTAAAGCCAATGACGATCTTGAGGATTTGGAAATTGTTTCTTATCCACACTTAAAAGATTCGAAGGCTAGAAATAGTGCAAGAGATAGATTAGTTAAACGAGCAGAAACTCTTGAGGAATTAGAAGAAAGGATTGTGACAAGTGATGATCTTATAATGAATGGAATCAAACTTGGAAACATAAAAGACCACATTAAGGATTAAGATGGCAAATACTATAACTGTTGAGCTAAATTTAGATGATAAAACAGCAAAAACAAAGCTGAATAAATTTGAACAAAAAGCCAAACAAAAAGGTTCACAAGCCGGAGAATCTTTTGGAAAAGGTTTTGCAAAGTCTTTTGCGGGTAATGTCGGAGCTAATCTAGTTGGAGCGGCTTTTAGAGGCATAACATCGGAACTTGGAAATATAGTTAAAGCTGGTCAAAGCCTAGAAGTAATAGAAGTTCAATTTCAAACTCTTTTAAAATCTTCAAAATTAGCACAAAAACAATTAAGTGATTTACAAGACTTCGCTGCTTCAACTCCATTTCAAATAGAAGGTTTGGCAGTATCAACAAGACAATTATTATCTTTTGGTGTAGCTCAAGAAAAAATCATTCCTACATTAAGACAATTAGGGGATTTAGCGGCGGCTTCAGGATCTAGAATAGATGAACTAACAATTCCATTTGGAAGATTGGTTTCAACTCAAAAATTAACATTAATAGAATTAGATAAATTTGCCGATAGAGGTATTAATCTATTCGGTCAATTATCAAAACAAACAGGTATATCTTTAGGAGAAATCAGAGACGCTGTTTCTAAAGGTCAAATTCCTTTTAGTGAATTTACAAAAGCTCTAGACACATTAACTGGTAAGGGTGGATTATTTTTCAATGCAACACAAAAGCAATCGAAAACTCTTTCTGGTGTATTATCAACTCTAGGCGATAATCTATTTAATCTTAGAGCAAATTTAGGAAAACTTTTTTCTCCATTAATAATAAAGGCGGCTGAAGCTTTAACGAAATCATTTCAAAGTCTCGGTAAGAGTGTTAAGGAAATAAAAATTCAAGATGTTCAAAAAGACTTCGTTGCATTTAATCGTGGTGTTATTGATTACCTTATTCAGCCATTGGAATTATTTGGAAACATTGGAAAGATAGTTTTTGATGGAGTTAGATTAGCAATTCAAGGCGTTGTTGCTTCATTAGGTTTTCTAGGTGGTAAAATAGCAGACTTCTTGAACAAATTAAGAATAGACAACGATACAACTAAAGGTTTGCAAAATTTTTCTGAAACAAGTGCGAAGGTGTTTGAAGATTTTGCAAATCAAGCTAATGCTTCTGTTGGATCTGTATTTGATACACCTATTTCAGATAAAGCGGCAATGTTCAATGATGAACTTTCAACTGCACTAGAAACGACGAAAGCAATAACAACAAATGCAATGAGCAATGTTAAAACAAGCTTAAAAACATTACCAAAAGAACTTTCAAAAACAGCAATAGCAGCTAATAGAATAATAAATACTGGAATATCAAAAACAATTGCAGGTGGAATTCAAAATGTAATTCAATCGATTGCTAAAGGTGAAAATGCCTTAGAAAATTTTGGCAAGTTCTTATTATCGACATTCGGTGATCTTGCAATCCAATTAGGAACATTTTATATTGCTCAAGGTGTAGCTCAAGCGGCGTTAATATCTCTAGGAGAGCCGGCTTCACAAATAGCTGCAGGAGCGGCGTTAGTTGCACTTGGATCTATAATGAAAGCTTTTGCCGGTGGTGGAAGTTCTGGAGCTTCATCAAGTAATTCTGCAACTGGTGGTGGAGCACTTGCAACACAATCAGAAAGTGGATTAGCAACTAGCGAGGATTTACAAGATCGACAAACATCAACAGTTTTCAACATAGAAGTTCAAGGATCACTTGTTCAACAAGAAGAACTTGGAAGATTTATAACAGAAGTTCAAAACGAATCGAGAGAAAAGAACGGAATAATTGATACAAATGTAAGGATAGCTTAATGAGCATTGAAACATATTCGGCTTTTACTTATGGGCACACAATAACAGATGATAATAAGTTTATAAATATAAACGAAGGATCTGGAGAGATTGCATGTGTCATTGAAATTGGAAGTTATAGTTTGGGAGAGTTTGTAAACAAGGTTTCCGAAGCTCTTAATAATAGTGGAAGTCTAGAATACGATGTTTCGATAGATAGAAACACCAGGAAGATTACAATTTCATCAACTTCAGCCTTTGATTTACTTATTTCATCTGGAGCAAATGCATCAAGTTCGGCTTATGAATTAATTGGCTTTACTGGTGCAGATCAAACAGGTTTATTAACTTACGAAGGAGATGAATCAAGTGGTGAATATTATCAGCCACAAAACATACTACAATCGTACATTGATTTCACTCAAAGCTTTAAAACAACTAATGCCTCAGTGAATCAATCAGCCTCTGGAGTTGTTGAAGTTGTAAGTTATGGGAAAATACGATTCATGAATTGTAATATTGCACCCATAAGAGACGGTGAAAACTTCGGATTCATGTTAGACGATCTTCAAGCAGAACAAAACATACTTAATTTTATAAATTATGCGTCAAGCAAAGCAAAAATCGAGTTTATACCCGACGTCAACAATCCTAGCACTTTTACAAAATGCTTGTTAGAATCAACTAGAGAAAGTAAACAAGGCGTCGATTTCGATTTGAAACCATATCAAAAACTATTTAAGTGGTATCAGTCTGGAGCATTGACTTTTAGGGAGCTAAAATAATGCCTATAGTATTTGGATCAAAATTACAGTCTCAAATTGCAAACGAAACTTGGCTTGATAAAACGCAAGACGATGCAACAGTTGGAAAGGTATCACTTAACGAGCCTTCATCTTCATCAATTTCAGATGCTCAACTTCAAATAAACAAAAATAAGAAAGTTATATTTGGCGAATCAACTAAATCAGATGGCGATCAATTGACACCCGACACCGAATCAATGGATCAAGAATTCAGAATGATAGGAAACGGAGCTCCAGTAACATTGAATGCACTTCCTTTTGATTCACAACCTTTAGACGGAGCTGACATTAAACTTATTGGTCATTCCGATAGTTTTTCTGTTACGATTTCACTTAATGATTCGCAGTATGGTTGTTATATAAATGGTGATGCAACTTTAAAAAGAGGTTACATTTTATCACTTCGATACAATGATGAACTTGAGAGATATTTAGAGATTGGGAGAAATTTTTAATGAAACTATTTTTACTATTATTAGTGATACCTGTTTATGTTTTTGCACAATTTACAAGTGGAACAACCAAGCAAATAGATCAAATCAATAACAACACACAGCTGGATATTATCCTAAATCCAACAAACACTGTTAAGGTCAATAACTTTTCTGGAAACTTTGCACTTCAATCAGGATCATTAAAAGAACTTGAAGAATCAGCAACAACAAACACAGAACTAGGTTATGTTTCTGGTGTTACTTCATCAATACAAACACAAATCGATTCAAAACAAGACAACCTTCCACTAGATACGGATGGCGATCTTTTGTATTTCAATTCTGGAATGTCAAAGCTTGGTATTGGAACTAATGGTCAGTTACTAAGAGTTTCAGCACTTGGTTTTCCAGAATGGGCAGACGTTATAAGTGTTTCGGTAACAACAAAAGGTGACATTCAAACTTATTCAACACAACCAGATAGATTGGGAGTTGGAACAGACGGTCAAGTCTTAATTGCTGATAGTGCCGAAGCAACCGGATTAAAGTGGGGAACAATAACAAGTTCGCCAACAACAACAGAAGGTGATTTAATTTTGAGAGGAGCAACAGAAGATGAAAGACTTGCAATTGGAACTGCAAATCAACTTCTTACTTCCAATGGAACAACTGCTTCATGGCAAGATGCTCCAGTTTCAACAACTCTTACAACAAAGGGTGACATTCAAACCTACGATACTGCAAATCAAAGACTAGCAGTTGGTGATGATAACTCTTATCTAGTTGCTGATTCTAGTGAGCCAACAGGTTTAAGATGGGATGATAAAATTGTTACTGCTATAAATGCTGTAACTGATTGGGAAGATTATACACCTACTTTAAGTTGGGTTAGCGGTGTTTCTGAAAATACTGCCGAATATAGACGGGTGGGTGACACCTTAGAGGTTACTGGTAGAATAAAAATAAGTGGCGCAGTTACAGCATCTACTTTAAGCATATCATTACCAAGTGGTTTAAATATAGACACCGCAAAGATTGATATGTCTGCTAGGTCATCGCAGCGACCAGATAGAGGCACTTGGTCTTGGATGGATTACTCTACATCGCAAAGATGGAGAACCACTTGGGATAACACTAATTTTTATACACCTTTAGTCGCACCAGAAAACGGATCAACTAATTCAGTTGTACTCACTGGTAATGAGAGCCTAGTGTCATCAACAGCGCCTTTAATATGGTCAGTAGATGACGAAATTGTATATAACTTCAATTTCCCAATAGTCGGTTGGCAATCAGGAGCATCAGCAGCGATCCAAGAAATGGATTTATCTGCTAGTACTGCGAATGAATTGAGTGCGGTAATTAATGCGACAACATGTGCAGTTGAATCAGAGAACTTTGATGGATGGATAACATCGTCAGTAGTTGTCGGAAGTGAGTCATGTGGGGTAACTTATTCAGGTCTTGGGTTAAGTGACATACCGAGTCTATCCAATGGAAATGCCTTTATATCAAATGGTAGGGCGCAGATGGTTGGAAATCCATCTATAAACTATGTGACGTTGTATTGTGTAGATACGACAACAAATGCAGTCGCTACTAATTGCGGCAAGTTCCACCTTCAATTATCAAAACAAGGCGCAGACGTTAACAAGTCACAGATAATCACAGGAACATTTGAGGGGATTAATTCTAGTGAGCTTTACTATGGTGAGTTTAGAAGATCGACAGCACAATCTATTCCATCATCACCGACACCGCCAACAGCTGTTGTGTATAACGAGGTTTTAAATGGCTCCAATACTGGTAATTGGTATAACACTTCTACAGGTGTATTCACAGCCCCTAGAAACGGCAACTTTACTTTTTGCCCCAAGGTGCTTTATGACACAGTTGCTTGGAACATTGGATCAGCAAGTCAAATGGATTTATCAACAACTCTATACCAACACAACCTACAAAGAGATGAGATAAAAACAACAAATTCAGATTATTACCCACTGGGGAAATGTATGACAACATACATGAATGAGGGAAACACGGCAAGTGTGCTACTTTATCATAATGATGGAACCACTAAGACGCTGATTGCGGCAGGCACATTTAACACTCTCACAATAACTGAATCAGCAACAACAGAATCAAT